GTACATTTTAAAGAATTGTTTATGTTGGATGGAAAACCTTCCAATTTTTCGGATAACGATGCCGCAAGGCGAAATACAATAGTTAATTTATTAGCCGAATGGGATCTGGTACAAAAAGTTGATAATTATAATATCAATGAAGATAATGTAGTTCCAATTAATCAATTAAAGATTATATCTTTTAAGAAAAAAGATGAATGGGAACTAGTTGCGAAATATAATATAGGTAATAAAAAAAATGACGACACTAAGTCTGAAAGCTCATAAATTATACCCTGACGTAACCCTTCCAACATTTTCAACACGAGGCTCCGCATGTTTTGATATACATGCATATTATACTCCTGAAATAGGATGTAAATTTTGGAATGACGATAGGAAAAAATTTATTGAAAGACATGATAAGAATATAGTAATACATCCTTTTCAAAGAGTCCTAGTTCCTACAGGGATAATTTTAGATATTCCATCGGGATATTCAGTAAGAATACATCCAAGATCTGGTACAGCGATTAAACAAGGTATGAGTTTTATTAATTGTGAAGGAGTGATCGATTTTGATTATATCGATCCGCTAATGATTCCTGTAATAAACTTATCAGACGTTCAATCAATTGTTATAAATAACAATGATAGAATTGCTCAGGGCGAACTTGTGAGATTACAACAATATAATATTGAAGAAATTAGCTCACCTCCTAAACAAAAAACCAGCCGAACAGGTGGTTTTGGGAGTACTGGCAAATGAGTAAATTTAAAGTTTTAGGGCACAGTTACGACTTAGAAGTATACGAAGAAGTTTTAACTGATCCCGAAAAAGGTACTATTGAATTCGACGAGGTCGGAGTGTATAGTGCCAATTCCATATTATATTTAATATGGATAGTGTTCAAACACAGATTTGAGCATTTAATAGCAGGAGAAGGTTGGAGAGATTGACCTTTTCTTTTCATATCATTAGGAATTGCTTGCGTAAGGGTTCTTAATGTTTTACTAAACGTCTTTGCTTAAAGAAGGAGGACATATGTTAACGACTAACGCACTTTCTGTATTCCCCACCCACAAACAATTTGAACAAGCATTAGGATTATCCGTTGGATTTGAAACAATGTTTGATAGACTTTTTGAATGTAATCAACAAAACCAATCTAAGGGATATCCACCTTATAACTTGAAAAAAGATGGAGATCATTATATAATAGAGTTAGCAGTTGCAGGACTCGGCGAAAATGATATTAAGGTACATGTTGAGGATAGGGTATTAACTGTCAGTAGTGATACAGAAAAAACCGAAGAAGATTATATTCATCAAGGTATCGCCAGGCGCTCGTTTAAAAGATCTTGGACTTTATCTGATGATATGATAGTTAACGACGCGGTTATGACCAGCGGAATGTTAATTATCACCTTAGAAAGAATTGTTCCTGAGGATAAGAAATCTAGACTAATCCCAATTGTAACTAAATAATTTATTTTTCGTAAATTATACAAGAGGGCGCGTTATAAATATGTTATATGGAAATATGCTCATAACAAACCCTCTTTTAGGATTATAGAATGAAATTAATATTAAAAACAGAAGAAGATATTAGGGTTGCTCCTAATTTTACTCTTCCTGAACTAGTGAAAAGTTCAACAGCAGAAAGAATGGGATTAAATAATTGGCCAGAAGATGATCAAATTCTGATTAACCTTACTAATGTTGCAAATCATATTTTACAACCGATAAGAAATGAATTCGGACCAGTTCGTATTAATAGTGGTTATAGAGGACCAGCTTTAAACAGAGCAGTTGGTGGATCTAAAACCAGTCAACATTGTTTTGGAGAAGCAGCAGATTTTGAAAGTTCCAGAATAGGTAATTATAAATTAGCTTGTTGGGTTAAAGATAATCTAGAATTCGATCAATTGATTTTAGAATTTTATACTCAAGGCGTACCTAGCAGCGGATGGGTTCACTGTTCTTATAAAACAAATGGTCAAAATCGCGGAAAAATTAATACAGCCCTGAGAATAAAAGGAAAAACATTATATAAAGATGGGCTGATTCAATGAAACGATTATTGATATTTCCTCTTTTGGTATATCTTCAATTTCTATATTTAATTGGAGCATATATGGCTAGAAGTTGGGTCGATGATCAAATATTATGGTGTTATAAGAAATTAAAATCTTATGGACACAAAGTGGAATATAATTATTTTAATAAATGAAATTTTATACAAATGTACACCAAATTGGTGATCATGTTTTAGTTAGAGGTTATGAAAACGGAAAACGTTTTGATGATCGCATTGAATATCATCCCACAGTTTTTATCCCTTCCAATGAAAAAACAAAGTATTCAACTATTGATGGAAAATCTTTATCACCCATCAAGCCGGGTACAATAAAAGAAACAAGAGAGTTTATTCGAAAATATGATGGAGTAGAAAATTTTCAAATTTATGGAATGACTGCTTGGAGATATAATTATATTTACGATGAGTTTCCCAAAGATAGAGGTATTGATTATGATTTTTCTCAACTCATAGTTGCGAGTATTGATATTGAGGTTGCCTCAGAACATGGTTTTCCGGATCCAATTTCAGCCTCAGAAGAAATTCAAGCCATCACTGTTGGAGCAAAAGAAAAATATTTTGTATTTGGTTGCGGTAATTATAATAATACTAATCCGGATGTTGAATATTTTCACTGTGCTGATGAAAATCATTTAGTTCAAGAATTTCTTTCTTTTTGGGAAAAGTTAGCTCCTGATATAGTTACAGGGTGGAATATTCAGGGTTTTGATATTCCATATTTGGTTAATAGAATTTCTAGATTATTTGATAATAAAGCTGTCAAAAGATTATCTCCTTGGAGACTAGTTAATGAGCGATCAACAACTTTCAGAGGCAGAGAAACAATTTTTCATGATCTTATTGGAATAGCTGTAATTGATTATATCGACGTATATAGAAGAAATTCTCCTCCTGCGGAAAGTTATAGGTTAGATTATATTGCTTCTGTTGAATTAGGAGAAAGAAAATTATCATTTGAAGAGTATGGAAATCTTTATACATTATATAAAGAAAATTATCAATTGTTTATTGATTATAATATTAAAGATGCTCAGCTTGTAGAACGATTAGAAGAAAAGAAAAAATTGATAGAAATGGTGGTTGCATTAGCTTATGAGGCTAAAGTAAATTTTCAAGACACATTTGGAATGGTAATGATGTGGGAGGTTATTCTCGCGAATGATTTAATGAATAGAAATATAATAGTTCCACCCAAGAAAGATCATACAAAAAATGCTGCATATGTTGGAGCATATGTAAAAGAAGTGCAAGCGGGATTACATAATTGGGTTGTCAGCTTTGATTTAAATAGTCTATACCCTCATTTAATCATGCAATACAATGTTAGTCCTGATACTATTTTAACAGGTATTACAGAGCCGTGTCGGGTTGATTCTTTATTAAATAAGCAAGTTGATTTAGACAAATATTATGATAAAGATATTATCATTGCTCCTAACGGACAAGGATTCAAAAAAGATATACAAGGATTTTTACCAAGGATAATGCAGGAAAAATATAATAATAGAGTTATCTTTAAAAAGAAGGAAATCGCAGCTAAGAAAAAATTAGAAAAAGAAACTGATCCGGATGAGATAGAAAAATTAAAAAAAGAAGCAGATTCATTTGGTAATAAACAAACCGCTATGAAATTAATGCTTAACAGTGTTTATGGTGCTTTTGGAAATCCGTATTTTAGATTTTTTGATTTAAGAATATCTGAGGCCATTACATTAGGAGGACAGCTCAGTATTCGTTGGGCAGAAACTGTGGTCAATGATTATCTTAATCAGGTTATGGAGACAGAAGAGGAAGATTATGTTCTTGCATCGGATACTGATTCCCTTTATATTACTTTAGAAAGTTTAGTAAAAAAAGTATTTCCTGAAAATCCAGACACAACTAAAGTAATAAATTTTCTAGATAAAGTATGCGAGGAAAAACTTCAAGGAGTAATTGATATCGGATATTTAGATTTAGCAAATTATATGAATGCTTACGATCAGAAGATGTTTATGAAAAGAGAGTGTATTGCTGATAAAGGTATATGGACAGGAAAGAAACATTATATTCTTAATGTTCATGATAATGAAGGAGTTAGGTATGCAAATCCACGAATCAAGGTTATGGGCATTGAATCTGTTAAATCATCAACACCAACATCTTGTAGA